CTGGATGGTTTCTCATTTGTTGATACTCATCGCTTTCCAAAAATGCTCTTTTTATAGCTATTGATGATTTGCTTAAACCAGTATGTCTAGGGTCATAAACATCATCCTGCTGCATCTTTGGTCGTAAGTTTTCATAAGATTGCTCAATCATCTTGTGAAAAGGAGTCTGATGCAACGAACTGTCATAACCCTTACGGTATCTTTCGACAAATTGAGGGCTTGAATGACCAATTTCGTGAAGCAAAGTCCTCCCAATGCGAGCAGCCTCTCCCCCTCCTACCTTAGCCCATTCATTATAAAAACTTGACGGCATTGTTATAGCAGAAGCAAGATTTATAGATGCAGGTGAAGTAGGTATTCCAGACCTATATTTACTTTCTTCCCCGAAACTAGTTACTATCTCTTTCAATGGATTGGCAGAGGTCTGAAGTCTCTCTAAAGCTATGTTCTTTGCGATAGCGTCTGGTCTATTCTGATAGGCTGCATACTTACCTGACGATGGTGTTTCCATGAAATCAGGCTGTCTACGCCACCCTCCCAGACCGCCCATCATGTACTCAGGTGACAAAAAACTACCGATATCGACTGTTAAACCACCAGGCTTATCTCCTAATTGCATTGCTCCTTGAATATCTGCAACAGATGTGTAGTCTCCTTCTGGGTACATTTGTTTAAGAAATTCTTTAATAACAGGGGCATTTTCTTTTCCAAACGCAGACAAAAGTTCTTGTGGTACACGATATGTTGGGAATGGTTCTTTGCTCTTAGGATTTTTATAAAGTTTAGTATACCCTTTAAGTGCATCCCCCAGCTGTTTTTTAGAAATATTTGGGTTAGTCATTATATTGGCAATACCTGGAAAAGGAATTTTATACTTAAACCCACTAGTGCCTGGTTCTGTCTCATACCCGAAACCACTCCTACCGGCCATAGCGTTTTCAATGAATTGAATCGCACCAATCGGTCTTTCCTCAGCTTCCAACATTTCGGTGGCACCTGGTTCTATATCATATAGATTTTTTATAAATGAATCAACTAAATTAAATTTCTCGTAATCAATTTTCTTTAGACCAACTCCAGTACCAAAGTATTTATCGATTCTAGCCTTCCGACGCTGTGCCAGAAGCTCCTTAAGAGTCCATTCCCCGGCGTGAATTTTTTTCCCTGGTTTCCCAGCTGTTTGATTCTGTCCGTTAGCCATAGTTAATTTTCTTACTAGCTTTCTTCATTTCTCTTTTAATTCTTTTATTCTGTATAGCAAGTTTACGTCTACGTCGCTTGCGTTCTTTTGCGGCTCGATTAGGCATTACGGATTAGCCGCCTCTTTAATTTTTCTTATTTTCCAAACTACATATGCATTCATATTAACTTCTTCAAACAACAGTGGATTACTTGGTCTTTTCTTATTCCACTCGTTAAATAGATTGGATACCTGTGTGTATTTACCTTCTTCGTAGTACTTAAATATTTTAGTTCTTATACTACCTTTTTCCGATGATATACCTTTTTCTCTTTGACCAGGAGTTTCTAATTGTTTTGCAATTTGTCTTGGAATGCTACCAAAAATAGAAGCATATCCTTTTATACTTCTTTGAAAAGCATCCCAGGATTCCAAGTCTCCGTCTAGATATTTATCAATATTATTTGCCAATGCCTGCGTCCCAGCGTATGCTTTATCAATATCAGATAACAAAACTGGAGTTAAAAAGAATTTAACAGCAGATAATTTATCTTCGGCTTCAAGTATATCAGAAAAGAAACCCATAGAGCCAACAACACCAAACGCCTCAATAAGCTTAGCCCAGCCTTCTTTATCTTCCCTTACTACATCTTGACCGCTAAAGAATTTAATTAGTTTATCCTTAGCCCACATAACAAATGTTGCACCGAACATTCCACCAGCCGCCATTCTTAATGGGGCAAATACATTACCAGATGATATCTCTCTTCTTATTGTATCCTTAGCGTATTTAGCCTGTCTGTATCCAAATCTTTTAAAGATAAAGAATGGTCTCAACTTTGGATTGTTAAAAGCTAGAGGGTCTTTAAGAATATCTTTCTGCAATTGACTTTCTTTTGCAAATCTGTACATTGCATTTTCTATATTAGCAGTGCTTAAAGATGCTTTACCATATTCACCTACACCAAGTCTTTCAAGATTTCTTGTTGCCCAATTATATCTACTTGTTCCCTTCTTATTTGTCTTAGCAATTCTATGTAGGTCTTTAACATATACTTCAGCTGTTGATGCTGCTAACAACTGGTTAAAATAGTTTATCTGTTTGAAACCAGTAAGCGTAGTAAGTAAGTTAGCAACGTGAGCAAGCCTACTTCCTTTTTCTGTTGCTATTTTTTTCAACCCATCTCTTATACTTCTAGGATTAGTTATACCCATATCAGTACCAAGAAGAATATCCATTACATTATGATGTGTAGCTCCAGATTTTCTTATCCTTTTTACTACATCCTTATTAAGAAGATTATATGCACCACGCATAGTTCTCCAATATCCAGCCTCAACAGCGGTAGATATTAAAGTCTGTGTAATGTTAGGGATAGTAGCGAAACCAAGACCAATCTTAGTTCCATATTCGAATGACATAATATTTTCAGCAAGTTTTCTAGCTGTTGGAGACATTTGCTTTGCTGGGTCTACACTAGACAATCCAGTAAAGTTACCATATATTTCCTTTAACACCCTATACTCAGCTGGGTCTTTCAATCTTAATGCATCTAATAACGACTTAGCTTTATTTCCTCTTTTCCCAAACACCTCTGCATTTGCAAGTCTTCTACCAAACTTATCAAAGTATCTTGTAATAATTTCTCTTGCATCTCTTTCGTAGAATTCAGTTGGGAGTTTTAACTTTCTTTTCTTTTCAAGGTTACCAAAAGGTGAATACATCTCACCTATTACGTCTTCTCTCAACGATTCCATAGCTTCTTTATAACTAAGTTTTCCATCTTTGACTAACTTGTTAATTGCTTTATTTGTTGTATTAGAAAACTCACCTGCGGTTATCGATCTTTGTATAATTCTATTAAGCATTGCTAAATCTTTTTTCTTATATATCTTCTTTTCCATGAATGCTTTATTCTTTTCTAAGAAAGGCATTAAGTCGTCAAATATAATCTTCTGAATATCTTTCTTCATCATGCGAGGAAAGTATCCTTCTATATATCCAGCAATATCTATACCAGATTTTTCAGCCATCTTATATGCTTCGTCAAGCTGGAGTTTAATTTTATCTGCTATTGCCTTAGCTTCTGGACTTACTCTCTTTTTACCTTCAAGTGCGTCAGCAACTTCTTTTGGATTTTTAAATTTAAGAAGACCGCTTTCCCTAACGGCTTTTTCTACAAATGTTCCAGTAATTTCTTTTGCTCTCGCATCTGCTTTCGGAATCCAACTAAGACCAAGCGTTTGTGATTCTCTAGCTTTAAGTCTTGCTTCAGCAGACATCATTGGCTGTACCCACTTCTCTGGAAGTATTCTTTCAAGCAATGTTTTCCCAGGCTGAATCTCCATAAGACCGCCAGCTTTAGCTTCAGCTTTAATATCTTTTAAATTTCTTTCATATTGAAGAGCTTTCCTATATTTAAAAAGCTCTAACGGAGTCATATCTTTACTTCTCTTGTCCTTCTTACCTGTGATTCCTTTTTTAACTTCGGAAAGATACTTGTTATTAAACCCATATTCTTCCGTAGTAAGCTTCTTACTTAGACCAGCTACTTCACTAACTCTTTTCTTCTTAAGAGCTTCGGGTGACATCCCTTCTTTATATAAATCAAATTCTTTAAAGAACTCAGCTTTACCAAGTGTAATAGTTTTCTTTTTCTTAGCGTCTACATTTCTTACTCTAAAGACTTTTAGACCTTCACCAGTTTCGGCATCTTTAACTATCTCAGCTTTCTCAAAACCTTTTCTTTCAGAAGTCCATATCTGTCCTTCGCGCTCACCTTTTTCTCTGGCTTTTAATACAGATTCAGCATACTCTTGTCTAAATTCTGGGGAAGCTTCTTTTGCTTTTACTTGAGGTTGTATTATAGGTTCGCCTCTTTTGATTCTTCCTGGAACTTTAAGTGCCATATTAGCTCCACGAATGCCAAGAATCATACCGCTAGCATGAACAAAGTCCTGTGGTGTGGGAAGTCTAAGGTCTAATGCTGGATCGATTACACCGAATGATGCTATCTCTTGAGCTATACGAACCGATTCGCTTGAACCTTTGTAAGCTGCTCTTCCACCAATACCACCAGTAACAGCACCTAATACGGCACCCTTACCAGCTTCTTTAATTACTTGACCAAAATCTATATCGTTAGTGTTTATCTCTTGCGCCATAGCATCTGCTATACCACTATAACTACCAAGAGCAACAGCACCAGTACCAGCAGCGACACCAGCTTTCCCAGCTAATGTAGCAGATCCTTTCGCCAGAACATCTTTTGCAAAATCTTTTTTAACACCAGCTCTTATCATCTGGCTTAACGCTAATTTACCAGCTTTTTTTGCAGCTACACCACCTATACCACCTCCAGCAGCAAATGTAGCAATATCAGCAGGCATAAAGAAACTTATTACGCCAGCACCTATATCGCCAAGAACACTTGGATCATAATTTTCTAAGTCAAAAGGAGCCTCTCCAGTTGCCAATTGTTGAGCCATGCCAGTTATAGAATCATTATAACCTCTCTTTATAAAGTCTGGTATATAATTCCATAGATTCGATCCACTTGTTTTCTGCCTCTCTTCGTATGTAAGAACATCGAATATACCCGCACCGCCAACTGGAGACATCCGCACGCCAACAGTCTCGTCCTCGCCAAATGCTCTAAGAGATGCTATCTCATCTTCATCTTCCATTGCTAAAGCATCAAAGATATTTTTTTCAGCCATTTATTACTCTTCTTCTTTTAAGAAATTATATATATCCCAAATTGTGAGAGCAGCTCCAGTAGTAGTTGTTACAACAGATCCTACAGGCCCAGCCGCAAATCCAGCAACAGCTCCACCAGCAACCCTTTTTGCTAATGACTTACCAATAAAAGGAGCAAGTTTATTATAAGTCCACTTACTACCTTTTTTCTTGATTAAACTATTAATTCCTTTTATTGCTCCCGCTGTTCCAACACCAGTAGCTACGCCTTCGGTTGGGTCGCCAAGTGCCTCACCTATTTTTTGAGCTGCACTAAATACGCCCCAGCCTCTAATAGCACCAGCGGCTTTTGGTCTCAACTTAATCATATGTTTTTTAACGCCAGCTAATCTCCATTTATTTGGATTTCTTATTAGCTTTTCTAGGTCAGCATCCTTCATCTTTTTTGAAACACCGATTTTTCTAAATCTATTTTTAATTTTACCTACTTGGTCATCAACTTGCCGCTTAAGTTTAGCCATCTTAGCCCTATTCTCTGCATCCATCTTTTCACCAGAAAGTTCATCTATCTCATTCAAAAATTTCTCAAGTTTCTGCATCATCGCACCTGGTTTACCAGGAGTATCCAAAGCTGCTTCATCTAAAAATTTAACTATATCTTGCCCAGGAAGTCCTGTTACCCACTTTACATGCCTAGCAGCTGATACAGATTTATCTGAAATAAATTTTCCAGCTTTCTTTATTGGCTCTTTAGTAAGTTGCCACGCAAGATATCCAGCGCCAGCCTGACCAGCAGTTGGAATCATATTCTCCCATCCACCAGATTTTGGTATTGGAGGAAGAATTGTTTTTTCTTTTTCTACTATAGAATTTAATATCTTAGTAATTTCGTCTCCTCTTTGCTGTTCTGTGAATTTAGAAGCATCTGCTCCTTTTATATACTTATTTTCATAAGCTTGGATTATTTCATTATAATCCCCAGTAGCACCTAAAATCCTTTGAAACTCATTTTTATCTGCTATATTAATCCCAGCATCTGTTAAACCAGTTTTAAGTGTAGTCCCAAAAGAAGTAAGTAAAGCATCTGGGTCAAACGGAGTTTTAAGCTCATATAACTTTCTAAATTCATTTTCGTTTTTCGATATCCTCTTTTGAAGTCTTAATCTTTCCTCTCCAAAACCTTCCCCTGTTACGCCAATTAGTTTATTTAATGCAGTTTGATCTGACTTGATATTAGTTAAAAACAATTGTGACTGCGCTAAAGTTTGGGGGTCTTTAAACTTGTTTCTCAATTGATTGTCTATCACATTAAAAGCAGCTACGTCATTTCCTTGCATATAAAAGTTTTTAGCTTGGTCAACATAATATTGCTCTATTCCTATGTTGCCAAGAGTTTTGATTTGGTCTACAGCAGTTGATATCTGATCTCCAAGTAATTTATTTCTAGAGCCCACTAAATCTAATCCTCGAACAGACTTTAATCCGCCAGTATCTATAAGTTGTCTGAAATAATCTTTTTGTTTTTGCAAGTTTTTTATTAAAGACCCTTGCTGAATAAGCATAGAATCATTTTCTATATCATCCGCCTTTTCCTGACGTCTTATAGAATCTTGATAGCGCGTTTCATTTCTGTTCCACTCTTTTATGTACCTTCTCTGGCCCTCTTCCTTCTCCATTTCATATCTAGCTTCACTTCTAACGTTAGCAAGTTCTTGTCCTAGAAATCTAGGTAATGTTTGATTTAATAATGTTTCTAAAGGATTTGCCATTCTATTAACCTTTTTGTTTTGAAGCCCACCAGTCTACAACTGATAAGGTATTCCCACTGTTTTTATAAGCGTTTGCAAATTCAGATATATAACTTTCCCAATCATCGCCACTATATTCTATATTATTTTGAGAAAAATATTGTCTTAATTGATCCTCGGCATATCTTCTTTCAATGCCCTCTGGCATTTTAAACTGACCTAAGCTTTTATCTGCATCACTCTGAAGAAATCCAGTAGTGGAAGGGCTGCTCCCAGATTGATCTCGGGGATCCATTCCATATATTGACTGCACAAGGCTAAACAATCTATCTCTCCAATTTGATGCCGTCTGCCCAACAGTTGCCCGCCTTTGACCAAGTCTTTCTCCAAGAAGAGACATAGAGGCATCGTATCTTCTTCCTAATTCTGATCCAGCCTCTCCAGCTTCCTCCCTTGCTTCCCCCATTTCTCTCTGCCTAGCTCCAAATCCACCAATCCCCTTACCTATAGTTTCTCTAATATCCATAAGACCAGAGCCTAATCCACTTTGTACTCCTTTTATTCCAGTTTGTAATATATTTCCTATATCCGAAGCTCTTTCCTTACCATAAGATTCAACTTCTCCGTAAGCTTTCTTTATAAGACTTGGATCAAATTGTCCTAATCCTCCAAAAAGATTTCCAAATCTTTCAGATTGAAATGGGGTAAAGCCAAATAAACCAGGAAGGTCTTTTGCCTTCGAGGTAAAGTATTTAAATTGGTCTTTAGCTATTCCTGCTTGTTCTAAAAGCTTTTGTATTTCCTGTTCACTCATTTTCTAAACTCCCTATTATAGAAATTCTTGTATAATCTTTCTAAAATCAACATCACTTCTTCCCTGGTTATTCATATCATCAGTCTGTGGCCCGCCTAATGCCATAAATGGTTTAAACTTACTTAAAGGATTTTTCATCAGTGCTTTGCCAACTGGATCGAATTTAAAACCAGGTATATTACGAAGACTTTTTGCTGAAATAGGACTTTCACCTGTAACACTAGATGTAAGTTCTTTCTTAGCCTCAGATATTAAGCTTCCTCTTCTTTGTTTTTCTGCAATTTTTAATGCCTCGCTAAATCCTTTACCCTCTCCAACGCTTGTAAAAATAGACTTGAGATAATCAGGTGTAAAACCCGCAGCCTCCCTTTGATGGGATGTGATGAGATCTGTCATTAAACTTGGAACCATTCCTCTATCAAAATCTTCTTCAGTGGTCTTAAGCCAATCAGATAAAGATTTCTGTGATGAATCTATTCTCTTTACATTGCTTCCATAGAAGGTTGTATCAGGAGACTCTAATCCTAATTTTCTAAACGGGTCAGCAACACTTTCATGCCCACCTCTCAATGAAAATCTTTTAGTTTTCATTCTTTCGCGACCCAAATTAGATAATAAAGTTCCAAGCTTTGTTCCAGTAAGAAAATCGAAACCCTGTCCAAACAACCTAAGACTAGATGACCTTTTACCAAGATTCTTAACTTCTCTCTTTCTTTTCTCAAGCTCTTCTTCTAATGCTATTTGAGCCTCAGTAATCAAAGCCTTGTCATCTGCCGCAACCTTGCCCATCTTAACCGATCTTTCCCCAAATGCGCCCTTTTGCTGACTGCCTATTTGTTGTAAAATTTCATATATTGTATCTGCCACGTTAACTCCTTGTAAAGTCTATATAATACCAAGACCCTAATTCTTTTCTGTAAAGCCTAAGCTTCCCATCTGGTGTCTTAACAATTCTTTCGTCACCATTAGCACCAGAATTCTTTGGTGGATACCCAGTCTGTAATTTTACAGATTGGCTTTTTGAATTGTATAAAAATCTTTTCTCTCTATCGATAGCCATTATGTAACTCTTTTATATATAGGTCTGTATTCAACAGAAACTCTATTTACCGTATGCGCTTCAACTGAGCCAAAAAGAAGTCTAAGCTGAAGAGATGCTACAGATATTGGAGGAGTAAGTGTATATCTTTTTACATCTAAATCGTTACTAGTATCATCTAACTGAGTGGAAGACAAATTATCTCCAGTAAAGGCAGAATTGCTGGTACCAGAAGAGTCAGTAATTCTGTATAGCAATCCGCTACCTTGATTTGCCCCAGTAGAATATTCAACTGTTATTCCATATATTTTTTTAACTATATCAGGTAAGCCAAAATCATCGTTTTTAAGATATAATATAGTTGTAGTTGCATTTGGCTCTCCATCGTAAGTTTCTATCTCATCTAAAGCAACCCCTAAAGCTACATTATTTTTGTAGTCAATTATAGGATTCGTAAGTATAGCGCTACTACCTGCAATACCTCCATTGCGAGTAAAGCTTTTTGTAATAAAACTGTACATGTAGCCTTCCGCAGGTGTACTAGATACCCCAGAACAGTCTTTGATCATCCCTAAATGTTTATTAGTGGGCTCGTAAAAAAGCATAGTCTTATTGGCGTGAAATGTCAACGTTTGATCGGTCTTTGATCCTCCAGTTGTACTAGCTGATAACTCAAATTCGGTCGCACTTGTCACAGAAGAAACAGTTGCTCCCTCTGGTATGCCAGATCCACTTACAAGCATACCTGGAATCACTTTAACTGTGCTATTCATTGCTATAGTAGGATCGTTATTATAATCGCAAGTAGCATCTACAAAAGATTGAGCGTAAAAAGAGGGAGAAAATGTTGATACCCAATCTTCCTCTGAAATTTTTGTTTGCAAGTTTCTTATTTGACTGCCATCATAACAACAGCTGCGTGAAACAATACACCCATATTTTTATGTTCAGATTCCAAAAACCATTGAGTATCAGAACCACCGCCTATATTAATAATATAAAGAGTTTTCTCTTTAAAAGCAAGAAGCCTATCTGCAAAAGCTTCTAATTTAACGAATTCTTCTCCATCATTAACACCTATATCTAGAAAATTAAATGGTGGAAATGTTGAAAATCTATTAATTTGACTATAACGTATTTGGTCTCCAAAATTCTGCAAGTTACCGCCATCCGTTGTATATTGTATATTAGCTACGAATGTTCTACGATTTGTTACTACGCTTGTTTGATATTTTTCTCCAGTTGCCCCTATAGAATTAAATGCACTATCAGGACTAAACCCATTTATAGATTCATATGTTTCTACGCTAAGAGATTCATTAACAAAGCTAGTATAAAGGTAAGAATTGGTAGTTCCACCAACAGCGCTACTCCAGTATGTATAATCACCATCAAGGCTAGATCGCGAACCTCCTTTATTTGAATGACCTTTAAAACTCATATCTCCAAATAATACCCAAGCATCATTGCTGTCTTTAATCTTACAATAAATTCTTCCTCCTGTTATATCTAAGGAATATCCAGTACCGTCGTTATTTTCCGTAGCAGCAACCCTGCATGTCACCTTATCATTTGCGGTAACTGTCATATCTCCATCAATCTTTTTTAATAAAGATTCTTGGTTGCCATCATATACAAAAGTTGTTGCAAACTCGTAGGTACCAGCTGTCCACGCTCCTCCACTAGCAACTGTAAAGTCAAGAGTAAAACCAGTTCCTAAAGGTGGGTAAATAGAATAAGCTTGACTGTTTCCCCATGTTGAACCACCACTTGGCATAGTTAATTGCGTATCGCTAGAACGATTGGTAATTAATTCAGTATCTGCGCCTGCTCTTACCGCCCAATAAGTTCCCAAGTCTAATTCGGTGTTAAAATCTTCAAATGCATCTGAGTCAACAGCAATAAGTGTAACAGTATCATTTCCAGAGCCTGCGGTTGTACCCACTACTTGGTCTCCGCAAATACCGCTGGTTGGAGGGCTTAATTTTGTATCATAAGATTTCCAGCCTGCGTCATATGCAATCATAATAGAAGAACCAGTTGAACCTCGCCATTTAGATTCTCCTTTTTTATACTTATAATTCTTAATGGTTGTAGATACATTAGCAAGATTAGTATCGCAAGCAGTCACTGTTCCATCTG